CTCTGCAATCTCCATATCTTTAGCCTTCTCGGTGTCAGATACTACAGGAATACTCTGTAACAACACTAGATATTCACGACCATTCTTGTCCATTTTCTTACAGACAGTCATCTCAAGAACCTCACCTTCTAAGGTTATGAACTTCCCTCGACCCCACAAGCCTATCTCCTTTTGCTTAGCTGACAAGTCAAACTTAGCTTGGAATACAGCACCTGTGCCAGCCTTCTGCACAAATGGTGTTAACGATTTAGACACGGCATTATTAATTAAATTAGACATTGCATATCTCCTTTCAAGAGATTAAGTTATAAAGAATGAGACAAATATAAATAAAAGATTATACCTCTCTCGACTGAGAGGTATAATATATTAAAAAAAGAAAGAGAGAGTTGTTATAGCTGTGCATAAGTGGTTAAAGGTATCTTTTAGTCCTCCAGAGGACGATATAAACCTGCTATATCATCACCCTAGGGGAAAAAACTGTACCCGTGCTTATATATATATGTGTGGGGGTGACATATATTTACCAAAAATACTAGGGGCAACTTTTAGTGGGGAGTATAATATAATATATATAAGATTATAAAAGTTCTATAACGATATATACTTATAAACCTTTATATTCTTTATTATTCGTTATTATTATCTTATATATATTATATATATATATATATTATATAAGGCTGGATATTTTCTAAAAGAAAAGGTTGCACAAAAGAAATAAATAGTGTATAATGTTTCCAAGGAGAGTTATATGGAAGAGATTATCAATGATGAAGGGGATGTCAATCCCTATATCAATACATTTCTACTAAAAAGTTTACTACAACAAGAAGTTTTACAGGAATCAAAAACGGATTTCCTTACTTTTGTGCGTCTTATGGCTCCAACTCTTATTTCTGATTGGAAAATGGGAAAGCACATTGAGGTTATATCTAACAAACTAAAAGAATTAGAGAGTGGGAAGATAAAAAGACTAATGGTTTTCCTCCCACCACGTTCATCTAAGTCTGTTATCTGCTCTAAACTGTTTCCTGCATGGTATATGGGAAGGAATCCAGAACATGAAATACTTACTGTCTCGCATAGTGACCAATTATCAAGTGATTTTGGACGTTCTGTTAGAGATTTGGTCAATACTGAAGAATATAGCAACGTCTTCCAAGGAGTGTCCCTACGATCTGATGTACGAGCTGCAGGAAAGTGGAAGACTAACCAAGGAGGAACGTATTATGCAGCTGGAGTTAGATCACAGATTGCAGGACGAGGAGCACATATCGCAATTCTTGATGATGTCATGTCAGAAGAAGACTCTTACTCGGAGTCAGGTAGAAAATATGTTAAAGAATGGTACCCTGCTGGACTAAGAACACGTATTATGCCTAATGGTGCTATCTTAATCATTAATACTAGGTACCATTATGATGATTTATGTGGTTGGTTACTAAAACAACAGGAAGATATGTCGCAATATAAGGTTATTCCATGGGAAGTTATAAAAATTCCTGCTTGGGTAGACGAAGATGCAGCTGAATTACTAGATTTACCAGTCGGATCTTCATATTTCCCTGAGTGGAAGCCAGATAAACTCCTGAAAGTAGATGAAATGGAGATTAAAGCATCAAACGGCAGCAGATACTGGAATGCTCTCTATATGCAGAACCCAACACCAGAAGAAGGTGGATTAATAAAGAAAAGGTGGATACAATGGTGGGATTCTCCTGAACCACCTCCCTGTGATTTTATAATACAGACGTATGATACAGCATTTTCTACAAGAACAACTGCAGACTACTCCGTTATTCAGACATGGGGTATCTTTACCATGTATGACCAAAGTGTAGTAGGAGAAGAAGGGTTTCCTTCTAACCTAATCATGCTAGGAAACGTAAGAGGACGTTTCGAGTACCCAGAGTTAAGGCGTATTTCCCAAGCACTCTATTCAAAACACATGCCTGACGTATGTATCATAGAAAAGAAAGCATCAGGACAATCATTAATACAAGATATGAGAAGAAGTGGACTCCCTGTTCAAGAATATACACCAGATAGAGATAAAGTTTCTAGAGTGTATGCTGCATCCCCCCTAATGGAAGCAGGAAGAGTATGGCTACCAAAAAATAAAAAATGGTCTGATGATCTTCTTACAGAATTACTACAGTTTCCAAACTCAGCTCATGATGATCAGGTAGATGCTTTAACAATGGCTGTGCATTACATGAAAGACTCATGGCATTTGTACCATCCAGATGATCCAGAGTGGGATGATGAAAAACCAAGAAAGAAAAAAGTTGCGTACTGGAGATATTAAGTGTATAATGTTTTCAGAGAGGTTTAATTGTATTTATTATGAAAGGATAAGGAATGGCTACTGAAAAGAATCCTTATGAACAGATGGTAGAACAGGTAACAAATGTTATCCCTATGCCACAACAAGAAGAGACTACTGAAGGAACAGCCCCTACGTATCAATTAGAAGATGATGGTGGTATAACTGTAGATTTTTCTGAAGATCAATCTGTTGGCATGGGAGCTTCTATAGAAATAGAAGAATGGTATGGTAATCTTGCAGAGAACATGGATGAAGAAGAATTACAACAAATAGGATCCGTTGTCCTAGATGATTTTAGTTCTGATAGAGAATCTCGTGCTGAATGGGAAGCTATGTTTGAAAGAGGGTTTGACCTTCTTGGTTTAAAGATACAAGATACTTCCGAACCATTTGAAGGAGCATGTACAGCTGTGCATCCTTTACTTATTGAATCAGCTGTTAAGTTTCAATCAAAAGCATCTCAAGAATTATTCCCTTCTAAAGGACCAGTTAAAGCTCAGATCTTAGGTAAAGTAACACCTGAAAAAGAAATGCAAGCAAACAGAGTACAAGACTTTATGAACTATCAAGTAACAGAGCAAATGCCTGAATACTTTGATGAGTTTGAAAGAATGCTTTTTCATCTTCCTCTTATTGGTTCAGCCTTTAAAAAAGTTTATTATGATGCAACATTAAAACGTCCTGTTTCAGAATTTGTTCCTATTGATCAATTCTATGTTTCTTACTATGCAAGTAATTTAAGAAAAGCAGATCGTTATACACATATTGTTTATAGAAGCCCTGTAGATTTAGCTAAAGAAATTCGTAATGGATTATATTTAGATTTAGATTTACCTGAAGCAACTAATCCTACACTAACACCTTTATCAGAAAAGATGGATACAATCTTAGGATTATCTCCTACTGCTGATTCTGATCCACAATACACATTATTAGAACAGCATTGTTATCTTGATATAGCTGATTCTGAAAGTGAAGAAGGTGAGTCTCTTCCTTACATTGTAACTATTGAAGAAGAATCACGACAAGTTTTAAGTATACGTAGAAACTTTAAACCTAATGATCCAACAAAAGAAAAGAATATTCATTTTGTTCACTATCGTTTTGTACCTGGTTTTAGTTTTTATGGTTTAGGTTTAATGCATTTCTTAGGTAACATAACCATGACTGCTACAGCAGCTATGCGTAGCCTAGTAGATGCAGGACAGTTTGCGAACCTTCCTGGTGGCTTTAAAGCCAAAGGAGTTCGTATGGTTGGTGACAACGATCCTATAGCTCCTGGTGAGTTTAAAGAAGTAGAAGCACTTGGTATTGACCTTTCAAAGGCAATTGTACCTCTCCCTTACAAAGAGCCTTCCCAAACGCTCTTCCAAATGCTCGGCTTTATGACTACAGCTGGACAAAAATTTGCAGACAGCACAGAACAAGTTGTTGCAGATGCTGCTTCTTATGGACCAGTTGGAACAACCATGGCTCTTCTCGAAGCGTCTAGTAAATTCTTTTCTGCTATTCATAAAAGATTACACAAGTCGCAACGAGAAGAGTTTAAATTATTAGCTGCTATTGATTTTAATTATCTACCAGAAGAATATCCTTATGATGTTCCAATGGCTGAAAGAAATATTTTTAAAGCAGACTTTGATGGCAAGGTAGATATTGTTCCTGTTAGTGATCCTAACATTCCTTCTAATGCTCATAGATTAATGTTATCACAGATGGCATTACAAATGGCACAACAATCTCCACCAGGAATGTTTAACTTAGAAGCTTTAAATAGATCAATATTAAATGCTGTTAACATGCCAAACATAGATGAGATTCTTCCAATTAAACCAGAACCTCAAGCTATGGATCCTGTTTCAGATATTCTTGCAGCATCTAAAGGTGTACCTATTGCTGCTTTTGCTGGACAAGATCATGAAGCACATATGCAAGTTAAGATGGCATATCTACAAGATCCAAAGAATGGTGCTAGTCCAACTATGCAAAGACTACAACCAATACTAGCATCTAATATACAAGAACATTCTGTAATGAAATATCAAGAACAAATGAATGGTTTAACACAACAAAAACTACAACAAAATGTTTCTCCAGAACAAGCACAAAATCCTTCTGTTGTACAAGGAGCTATGGCTGAAGCTGCTCAAGAAATTCTTAATGCAAATATGGCTATGGGTAAACAACAATCTCCAGAACAACAAATGGTTGAGCTAGAACAAAAACGTGTAGAACTTGAAATGCAAAAATTACAATTACAAGCTGCAAAAGATAATGCTCAAGCAACCTTAGATGCTCAAGAACTAGAGTTAAAACAAACAGAGATGTTATTAAAAACAGCTCAAGGAAAAGAAACTCAACAAATAAAAGTAGATAAATCAGAAGCTGATAGATTAAGTAAACAACAAATGAAAGCTTTAGATTTAATGTCTAAATTAACAAGTGAAGAAAATAGAGTTCAAATTGAAGCTGATAAAATTCAAAGTCAAGAAAAAATAAAAGCTCTTGAAACTTTAAATAGTATGTCAACTAACATGAAGGAGGAAAGCTGATGCCTAAAAATGCAGGAATACATTATCCTATAGATCAAAAAGGAATTACAGACGGATACCCTACTCACGTTGTAGATAAAAATTCTACAAATAAGTTTGGTTCTAATAGTCATGTTCCTAATGGTAAGGATACTTTTGGAGATTTTACAACAAAATCTGTAGAAAATGGTGCTTCAGGTATGAGAAAAACTAGGGTTTTAAGAGAAGATCCAGGTTCTTTAACTGATTATCCAAACTAAATTTTTTTTAACTAGGGATTTATATACCTATCGACTGCCCTAGCAGACAAGCCAAGACGATAGATTTAATTTTAAGGAGACTAAAATATGGCAAACTCAACATTTAAAGGACCCATTAGAGCAGAGAATGGTTTCGCACAAATAACATTAAATTCTTATGGAGAAGCTACTACAAATTTAGAGATAGATTCTGTTGGTAATATAGAAACTACTGGAGATTTAGCAGTAGGTGGTGATGTTACTATAACAGGACAAAGTAATCATAGAGTTGCAGTAAATAGTTCTACATATAATGTAGCAGGTGCAATTTCTCAATCAGTAACTGCTGCTCAATCTGGAACTCTTT